GTATTTAGGACAAAGTTTTAAAGATTTAGATGAAAATTTATTAGGAATGTATTTAAGTAAAATTGAAAACTGGTTTACTTTTATAGATAACACTAAATTATACAGCCATAACGATATATTAAATTTGTTTGCTAAGGTTAATTGTCATGGTTGTTTAATTGATCCTTATACAGGCTTAAACCACGACAGAGTAAAGATAAGCCAGTACGATAGGAATTATAATTTCTGTAACGATATAAGAGAGTTTACAAACAGAACTAAAAAAACAGTTTATGTTAATACACATCCACAAACAGAAGCAGCGCGAAGAGTATATCCAGACAATCATACTTTAAAAGGATATATACAAGCACCTAAAAAAAGTGATACCGAAGGCGGTCAAAGTTTTGCTAATCGCTGTGATGACTACATGACGGTCCACAGAATGACTAATCATCCTGACTTATGGATGATGACCGAGCTAACAATAAGTAAAATTAAAGACGTTGAAACAGGCGGTAAATGTACTTTTGATGCTTTACGTTTTGATTATAACAATGGCTTAGGTTTTACAATAGGTGGTGTTAATCCACTTAAAAAACCAATAGATGAATTTGACACAACAGCAAAAGAAATATTTAAATGAATGAATTAGAAACAATACTAAGAAAAAATCAACTACATATTTTAATAATAGAAGCTGAACAAAAAGCAAAAACAAAAAAACAGTTTAAGGCGTTGCATATATTAAATGATAGTTTACTACTACTTAACCAACAACAAGAGCTTATAGAGGCTTTAAATAAACATATAGGCACTTTAAAACATGATAACAGTAAGTTAATGTTAGATAATGCTATATTAAAAAAAGAAGTTAAAGACTTAAAAGAATTTTTAAATGAAGACAGTTAATAGTTTAAGTGGTGGTAAAACATCAAGTTATATAGCTGCTAACTATCCAGCAGACTATAATGTTTTTGCACTTGTAAGAACTGATGATAAAAACTGCATTTATCCTGATGCTAAAGTTAGGCAGATTGTTAGTGATAAGATTGGTAAAGAGTTTATTGGTACTTTAGAAGATGATATTATTATTGATACGATGTTAGATTTAGAACAGTTTATTGGTAAAAAAATACATTGGACAAGTGGTAAAACATTTGATGAAACTATTGAATATAAAAGTGGTTATTTACCAAATAAGGTTGCAAGATATTGTACTACTGAAATGAAAACAATGCCAATACTTTATTGGATATATGAAATTATAAAAGAACCTGTTGTTATGCGATTTGGATATAGAGCAAATGAAACAAACAGAGCTAAAAATATGATGTCTAAAGTTGATGAAAAAGGTTTCACGAAAGTTAAAGCAACATTTAGTAAATTAAAAGATGGTAGAAATAGTTGGCAAGATGTTAGATATTGTAAGCCACAATTTCCATTAATTAATGATAATATATATAAAGATAACATTGAAGCCTTTTGGGTTGGTAAGCCTGTTAGATTTGCTTATATGAATAATTGCGTGGGTTGTTGGTGGCGAAGTGAATTATTATTAAAAAAGATGTTCGAAAAGCATCCTAACAAAATGGAGTGGTTTGCTAAACAGGAAAGAATAAGAAAAGGAACTTTTAAAAAAGATGTTACTTACGATAAAATTAAAAATTGGGAATTACAAACTGAATTATCTTTTGACGATTTTAATGAGTGCGATAGCGGTTATTGTGGACTATGACTGAAATATTAATATACATAATAATACTTTGTTTAGGTTGCTTTGTGTTTGGAGTATTTGCTGGAATGAAAATAAACGAATAATTTGGTAGATTGAGTGGCTTAATAACATCATTAAATGAATAGTAAATCAGAAAGACTTAGCCAACTATTCAGCCAAATTTTAACAATACAAATAACTAACTATGGGCGGTAAAAGTAGTCAGCAAAAAGGAAAACGTTTTGAACGTGAAGTAGCTAAACAGATAAATAAGAAGTTTGAAACCAACGTCAGAAGAACACCTTTATCCGGAGGAATGGACTTTAAAGGTGACATTATCTGCATTGATGATAATTCGATAATCTCTGAATTTAGTTTTGAATGTAAGAACCAAGAAAAATTAAACATTTGGAAAGCTCTGGAACAGTCCAGAAATGATGCACCACAAAGAAAAATGCCCGTTGTAGTATTCACAAAGAATCATGAAAGGGATTACGTTGCGTTGGAGTTTGAAGATTTTTTAAACATCATTAAAGAATTGGAGGATTTGAGGAAAAAAAGTATATAAAAAAATTTCTTTAACTTTACCATTTACCATGAATGGACTTTACAATGATTGTCAAGGATTTAGAAGTATATATTGAAAATATAGGCAAACATTATAGAGTTCCGGCATTAGAGGATTATAGGCAAGAAGTTCTTTTGATATTATTCGAGAAAGGAAAAGATTTTATTTTAGAGCTGAATGCTGATAATAAACTTAAAAATTACGTTTATAAAATATGCGTATTGCTTCTTTATTCAAAAGAAGGTGCTTACTACAAAAAATATATTCAGCATAAAAACATTAGATCCGATTTAACAGGAATCGAAAAAACAGAAATTATAAGTTTTAAGGAGGAGAGATTAAGTGACTTGCTTGAATCATTAAAAGGAATGGATAAACAATTACTTGAACAATTATTAGTATGTAGAGGCAATAAATATTCATTTTCAAAAAAAGCTAATATTAGTTATTCGACAATAAATATGATGTTAGATAATTTGGCAGAAAGAATAAAAAAAAATTGGGAATTAACAGATTTTTATGAATGACATTAAAATTATAATATTAATTATTACCTTTACAAGTACATGGGTAGATTATATTTTACCAATGCTAAAAGGTAAATTATTCTTCAAGCCTTTTAATTGTACTTTCTGCTTATCGGTTTGGGTAAGCATTTTGTTTGTTTGTTTAGCTCGGGGGTGGTGGTTTGTTCTTGCCACCCCTTTGTTTGTTAGAATCATTGAAAGACGTTTATTATGACAGTAAAAGATTGTATAAAATTTTATAACGAAACGAAGTGTATTCATAGAAAATACCATTTGAATTGGATAAAAGAGAACTTAAATCCGATATTAAAAACAATAGATCCTAAATTAAATATTAATTGGGCTTGTCAAATGTGTGCGAAAAATTATATGAATATGCTTATAAGATGGCAAGAGATTGAAAACACAAAGAAACCCAAAAAAAGAAAACCTAAAAATGCCCCAAAAAAAACAAACAAAAATTAATTATGGTTATTATATTGATGATTATGGTTTATATTATAAGAGTACAATGGCTGGGGAGTTGTACCAAGAATTTGATATTAACGGAGTATGTGAGATTTCCGAAAGCATCGGAGTTGATATACTCTACTTATGCTATATAGATGAAGACGATAACTGCGAAGATTAAAGACATTAAAACGAATCCTAATAACCCACGTTATATAAAGGATGAAAAGTTTAAAAAATTAGTTGAATCAATAAAGGATCTTCCAGAAATGTTAAAGCTTAGACCGATTGTAGTAAACGAGGACATGGTTGTTTTGGGTGGAAACATGAGATTAAAAGCTTGTCAGAAAGCCGGATTAAAAGAAGTGCCGATAATCAAAGCAAGTGATTTAACTCCGGAACAACAACAGGAATTTATCATTAAAGATAACGTAGGCTTCGGATCATGGGATTGGGATACGTTGGCGAATGAATGGGACACAGAGAAGTTGGAGTCATGGGGACTTGAAGTATTCTTTAACGAGGACATTGATCTGGATAGTTTCTTTGAGGATTCAAATGAAGACGAAAAGGAAGCAGTAAATAAAATAATATTGGAATACTCTGAGGATGATTATAATAAAGTTATTGAAAAGTTAGATAGTTTAGAAGGATCAAAGGAACAGATAATTTGGAACTTACTTGAGTTGTGAATGTTTATTTATGTTCTCCACACATCCATACATATACAAAGACATGGAAATATATTTAGCGGGAGCATCGTCAGGTAATAATAATTATTTATGGAAAGAGTATAGCGAAAACCCAGACAAAGTAATGGAGATATTTTTAGCCGGAACATACTCAAGACCTTTTGTATTAGAAAATAAAGATAAAATTTTCGTGCTTGAGTCTTTTTATTATATCAAAGAATGGATGTTTCCATATATAAAAAACCATTGGCATTTCATGTTAGACTCTGGAGCATTTACTTTTATGAGTGATAACAAAAATGATCGGGGTATTAATTGGGATGAATACACAGAAAGGTATGCAGACCTAATAAATAAACTTGACATTGACTTATTTATTGAATTAGATATTGATGTAGTTGTAGGAATAAAAGAAGTTGAAAGACTTAGGAATAAACTCGAGAAGCTAACTAATAAAAAGAGTATACCTGTTTGGCATAAGTCGAGGGGTAAAGATTATTGGTTTAAAATGTGTGATGAATATGATTACGTTGCTATTGGTGGAATAGTGACGGGTGAAATTAAAAGAAACGATCACCATGTGTTTAGGTATTTAATAAATGAAGCCAGAAAAAGAAATACAAAAGTTCATGGATTAGGATTTACTACACAAAACGGATTAAAAACATTACGATTCGAGTCAGTGGATTCTACTGCATGGATTTATGGAAACAGAGGTGGATTTTTATATAAGTTCAATGGAGAAGATATTTTAAAAATAAAAGTTCCACAAGGCAAAAGATTAAAAGCAAGACAAGTAGCAATCCATAATTTTAAGGAATGGGTTAAGTTTCAAAAATATGCAATAAATAATTTATGAAAGCAGTAGTAATTTTTTCAGGAGGTCAAGATTCAACAACTTGTTTATATTGGGCGATAAATAGATATAAAAAAGTAGAAGCAATAACATTTAACTATGGTCAGAAACATAGCATAGAACTTGAACAGGCAAAAATAATATGTGATAAAGAAAATATTAAACATACTATTATTGATATGTCTTTTTTAAATACTATCGTAGAAAGCGCATTGACTTCAAATGGAGACGTTAACCAAGTAAATAAAAAAGGATTACCAACCTCTTTTGTTCCTAATAGAAATCAAATGTTTATTACTTTGGCTCATTCTTTTGCTCAAAAGATAGGAGCAGAAACATTAATTACAGGAGTATGCCAAACGGATTACAGTGGTTATCCAGATTGTAGAGAATCATTTATTAAAGCAATAGAGTGGTGTACTAATTTAGGATCACAAGAAAATATTAAAATTGAAACTCCTTTAATGTATCTAACTAAAGCAGAAACTTTTTTATTAGCAGAAAAAGAAAAGTGTTTAAGTGAGGTTATAAATTTATCACATACTTGTTATAATGGAGATAGAACTAATTTACATATTTGGGGTTATGGATGTGGAGAATGTCCCGCTTGTGAATTGAGAAAGAAAGGTTATATGAAATATGTAAATGAATAAACAAAAAGAAAATAAAGGAGATCAAAAGTTGTTTAAACAAAAAGAATGGATAGACAATAAAGAATTACATGGTAACGATGAATTAATACTAAACCATTCTATTATGGTAAAAGCGCAAGAACGTATTTTAGATAATTTCAAACCTAAAAATAGAGTGGCTTTTGTTTCACTATGTACTTCTACAAGACCTTATTCAAAGTCGAGAAAATGGAAAAAATTTATAACAGAGTTTAAAAATGTTGATTATATAATTTCAAGTAACGCAGGAGTTATACCTCTGGAATATGAAAACAGCTACCCATATCCAATATATGATGCACATGGAGAAAAAGAATATGACGATATGTATATAATTTACACTACAAGAAATTTAATGCGGTTTTTTATTATTAAAAGTTATGAATATGTAGTTTTTAATTTTAGACCAACATTAAGAAATAGCAAAGCAGGAAAATTCGCAGGTAAATATTTAAAAGAAAAAAAACATATAAAAGATTATGTTGTAGCACCAAACGATTTTATTTATAGCAAAGCACATAAAAGCGGATTTGATAAAATTGGGTTGAGAATGTTTCCAGACTTACATCCAATTATTTTAACAGACTTACATTATTATATTAATAAATTTAATAATGATGAACGTTTATAGATCAACAAAATTATTTTCTAATTACTCTGTTGCTTTAAGGCAACACAAAGCACAACATTCTCATTGTAAGTTGCTTCATGGTTACGCATTGGAATTTAAAGTTTGGTTTGAAGCTGATACGTTAGACGATATGAATTGGGTTGTTGATTTTGGTGGCTTTGGTCATATGGGCTTAAAAGACTGGATGAACGATATGTTTGACCATACATTATTAATAGAAAAAGATGATCCATACTTAGATTTTTTTCAATCAGCTCAAATGGAGGGGATATGTAAATTAAAAATTATGGATAAAATGGGATGTGAAAGTTTGGCTAAATTAGTATTCGATAAATTTAACTACACTCTATCTAAACAAGATGCCGGAAGATGTAGAGTAGTAAAGGTTGAATGTTTTGAAAACAATAAAAACAGTGCAATATATGAAATTAGCAATAAGTGAAGTATTTTATTCAATACAAGGAGAGGGGATAACATCCGGATACCCGGCAGTATTCGTTAGACTTGGTGGATGTAATTTAATGTGCGGTGGAATGGGAACGCAATTCGATAAGCAACTACATAATAATTCTACATGGAGATGTGATACGATAGAAGTCTGGATGAAATCCAAGGTAATTAATGTAGATGAAGTATTAACAAAAGAGGAGCATAGAGCTATTATAAATGGTGCTCATATAATAGTAACCGGTGGAGAACCTTTAATTCAGCAGAACGCTTTAAAATCATTTATAGAGTATATTGATGGTCTATATAAAAATGTGTATATTGAAATAGAAACAAACGGAACAGTAAAGCCGTCCGATTACCTTACAAAGAGAGTGGATCAATGGAATTGTTCACCAAAGATAGAGAACTCAGGAAATGAAAAAGTTATGTTTTATCATAAAGACGTAATAAAGAAACTTAATAAATTGAATACTATCTTTAAATTTGTAGTATCTAACTATAAGGATTGGGAAAAGATTTCATCATTATATATGCCTTTAATCAATAAAAAGAAAGCGTGGTTGATGCCATCCGGAGAGAATAAAGATTTATTAAATGAATCAAAGCAAATAGTAGCAGAGATTTGTAAAAAGAATTATATAAAATATACTAATAGATTACATATTGAAATCTGGAATAAAAAGACAGGAGTATGATATATAAAGAAAATAGTGCTGAGTGGCATTTTCAACAAATATTAAAACACTTTGGAGAAGATACAACAAGAGAAGGATTACAAGAAACTCCCAAAAGATATATTAAATTTTTAACAGAATTTCTTAAACCTAAAGAATTTAACTTCACTACATTTGATGCTGAGGGATTAGATGAAATGATAATACAAACTAACATTCCTTTTTATTCTCTTTGTGAACATCATACAGCACCTTTCTTTGGAGTAGCAAATGTGGCTTATATTCCAAAAGACAAAATAGTAGGACTATCAAAGTTAGCCAGAACTGTTGATCTATATGCTAATAAATTACAGAATCAGGAAAGAGTAACTTTTCAAGTAGCAAATCGTTTACAAGATGAACTCAATCCTTTGGGTGTGGCGGTATCTTTGAAAGCTCAACATCTTTGTATGAGCATGAGAGGAGTACGAAAGCATGATACTTGGACTATCACTACAAAATTATTAGGTGTATTTCAAGATAATGATGGTGCGAGAAAGGAGTTTTTAAGTTTTATAAAATGAAAACAAGACCAACGAAATCGGACATATTAAAAAAGAAGTTAGTAGAATCATTGGAAAAATCATTGGGAGTGGTAACTACTGCCTGTAAACAAACGGGAGTAAATAGATCAACCTTTTATGATTGGTATAATAAGGATGAGGAGTTTAAAAAAGAAGTTGATAGCATTGGAGATATAGCTTTAGATTTTGCTGAAAGTCAGTTACATAAGCAGATTAAAGATGGTAATTCTACTGCTACAATATTCTATTTAAAGACCAAAGGAAAGAGGAGAGGTTACGTAGAAAGACAAGAGATTACGGGAGCTGATGGAAGTCCTACTTCATTTAAAATTGAGATCATTGACACAAACGAAACTCCAAACGAATAAGGTTTTTAAACATCTTCTTAATTCTGATAAAAAGATAATCATTGAACAGGGGGGTGCGAGATCCGGAAAGACTTATAACATTCTTTTATGGATTATTTGTGTTTATTGCAGTCAAAATTCTGGAAAGGTTATAACGATATGTCGGAAAACTTTCCCAGCTATCAGGGCAACAGTAATGCGGGATTTTATCGACATCCTGAGAAAGCATAATATATATGATCCGGAATACCATAATAAATCGAGCAGTGAGTATTGGCTTTATGATAACTTAGTCGAGTTCATCAGCTTGGATCAAGCACAAAAAGTCAGAGGTCGAAAGAGGGACTTACTATTCATTAACGAAGCTAACGAATTATCTTATGAAGATTGGCAACAGTTAATATTCAGAACAACAGGCAGAATAATAATTGACTATAATCCAGCAGACGAATATCATTGGATATATGAGAAAGTAATACCAAGGGAAGATGCAGAGTTCCATCGTACTACTTTTTATGATAATCCATTTTTAGAGCAGAGCATTAAAGATGAAATATTAAGATTAAAGGAACTTGATAAAAACTATTGGCGAGTCTATGGATTAGGGTTACAGGGATCGAGTGAAGATAATGTATTTAATAACTTTAAGATGGTTGACGATATTCCGGAAAAAGCTAAACTTATATCATTTGGCTTAGACTTTGGTTATTCTATTGATCCTACGGCAGTTGTGGGTGTTTATAAGCATGATGATAGTTTATATTTAAAAGAGATTATGTACGAGAAAGGGTTAACGAATCAAGATGTAGCAGAGAAGTTAAAACCTATTATTGAAAGATCGGAAGTAATTTGCGACTCAGCTGAACCAAAAAGCATAGAGGAACTTTATCGTATGGGAATCAATAGTAAACCGGCAACTAAAGGTCGGGACTCAATCCAGAATGGCATTGATATATTAAAAAGGCATAAAATATACATTGAAAATTCATCATTAAATTTAATAAAAGAGTTTAAAAATTATAAATGGCAAGTGGATAAAAACGGCAAAAAACTTAATATTCCTGTCGATAAATTCAATCATTTAATAGATTCTTTGCGTTATGTTGCATTGATCCATTTAAAAGAGAACAAAAGAGGCTGGTACTCAATACGTTAGAGTTTTATGTTGAAGGGGTGCTTGAGTTATACTTAACTATACTCAACTATTAAGAGTAGAGGAGAGAAGAAAAGAGAAGAAAAGAAAAGAGTTTTTAAGATTTTTTTTTTATCTTTAAGTAAACAATAAAAACAAATAAAATGGCAAAGAAAGAAATCAAAACAATTTATGTTCATGAGATTGTAACAATCTGGAGTGAAAATGGAGAGGTAATGATCCAGACTTGTAATGACGATATTATCGTATTTAATGGGGAAAACCTTTTTAATGATATTCCAAGTTTAATGACAGTAGCTTTAAAGGAAAGAAGAAAGCAAGAGGAGTTAACTCTTGAGTTAATTGAATCCGGATTAAATGATATTAGGAAAGAGAAAAAATTAATTGAAAAGAATTAGCTTAATAATATTAGTCTTAATATCTGGATGCTCTAAATACCAAGTAGTTTCAGAAGTAAGAGTAAATATGTATCATTTACATAACCCAAGAACTAAAGAAATTGAGATCATAATTACTAAAGACAGTTTAATTATAGGAAAATTATACAGATTAAATTCTATTAATCAGATAGAAATAAAATAATTCAAAAATAATTGAATAAAAGTGAAACTTTTTTTGAATAAATCCGTATAATTATATATAGAGAGAGAGATAAGAAGATAGAATGAAAGATTAGGTATAAAATTCCCTTGAGGTTTAAAACTCCTAACTAAAATCTTCAATCTCTCGATCTTAAAAAAAGATAAATAAAGGGAATCGAAAAGAGAAAAGAGCAAAACAACGCAAACTCCTCTGTTATATCCGAATCGAAGGTTAAGTCTGTGTAGTAGGATATTCAGGAGAAAAGAGAATAAAGTCCCTCTTTTAAATTCATAAAATAATATAGAATATTAATCTTATTAATCCTTCCAGAAATGGAGGGATTTTTTTTGTTTATAATAATCTGATTAGAAAAAATAAAGTTACCTTCATTATGTTAATTCTCAAATATTTCACATATACTATAATATGGAAGTTACTATACCTACGTCATGGAATGATATTACAATTGAAATGTATATCAAATTAAAACCTGTATTGGAAACAGAGCAAGAACCGGTTACCAAGATCATAAACACTTTATGTATTCTTACGGATAAAAAAAGGGAGGATGTCGAAAATATTACACTTCCGGATTATAAGCTATTGCTTAAAAAAATGTCTTTCTTGAATACTGAGCTACCTAAAGAAATAAAGAAAAAAAGAATTAAGCTTAACAATCAATGGTACGAATGGAAATGGGATGCTAAGAATATGTTATTTGGTGAATATATTTCTATTATGGAAATCATGCAGAAAGCAAGTGAAAATGATGCTATATTATTTGATAATCTTCACAAGATACTGACTGTAATATTTAGACCGATAGACAAAAAATATGGTTTATTGTGGAAATCAAAAAAAATGAATGGCAAAGTAATAAGAGAAACTGCAGATAATATTCTCAAAAATATGAGTATTGCAGATGCTTATCCTATTGCTGTTTTTTTTTGCAATCGTTATCCAGACTTAATGCAAACTATAAAAACTTCTTTGACGGAGGAAGCAGAGAAGATAGTGACGGAAGTAAAAAAGGAGTTGAAAACGGAGACGGATTTGCAGACAGTTGGGGATGGTGGTCGCTTGTAGATGCTTTGACAAATTCAAGGGTTGACAAGTGGGATCAAATTTTAGAATGGGAAGTCATAAAGGCTTTAAATGTTTGTTGTTATTATAAGGATAAACAAAGAATGGAAGATCAACAACATAGAGATATGATGCAAAAGGCAAAACATGGCAGGTAATAATTTAGCACAGAATTTAAATATAGGAGCAGATAATAATTTTGTTAATGTTAATGAAATTGTTGCAGATCCGAAGTCTTTAGGGGATGTAATGAATAACCTTGCTATTAGAATTATTGACAAAACATTACAGGAAATTGATGCCGAAGGATTACAGGAAAGCACTTTGAGACATAAAGTAAGTATGCCGGTTGAGTTGTTTGGAGATACGTTTACTGCTACTCTTTATATGGCTGACTATTATGATTTTATCAACCAAGGGGTAAAGGGAGTAGGTGGCTTTAAAAATGTATATGAAACGGTTACAAGTAAAAAGGGAAATAGGTATAAAAGAATAAAAAGAGATGCCCAAGGAAATCCGGAACAAATAGCATGGGTAGTAAAAGCAACAGGATCTAAATATTTTTACAAGGATGAAAAACCACCTCTATTGTTTGAATGGGCTTATTTAAAAAGATTTAACCCTTTTGTATTAAGGGAAATTATTTATCATTCAGGAATAACACCTAAATATTATTTTGACAGGGTTCTGGAGTCTGTTAATAATGGAGAGATTAAAAGGAGGTTTGTAATGGAGCTGAACAAAGCCGGAGGACAGGCGATAGTAAAAGGAATGAAAGACTTATTTAAAAAAAGATAAAATGGCAATTACAGGAGTAACATACGAACCTCAAGATTATAGAACGGTTTACAATCCTATTGAATACGTTGCAACAAGTAATGCAACAGCAAACAATAGGTTTAAATACTTATTTGATATTTATGATGGTGTTTCACAAATAGCACGTTTAAAAGTACCAGCCGATCCTGATGGATATGGCAGAAGCGATATACATGGAATATGTGAAAGTTATCTTACTAAAGATTTGGGTACTATTAACACTACTACTACTGCCGATGCTTTTACAGATAATCCTAATAGCTATAAAGAATTTACAGTTAAAATAGGAGAGGAATACGATGTGGCTGGTGTGTTAACACAATATGCAGATCAACAAACAAAAACAGTAATTACATATAATGGATGTTTGCCTAATTATAGAGGTTCAGATTTAAACTTTGTAGATTATCAGGCAACGGATTATTTTGAAAACTTTACAGTAAATACGACAGACAGGAAATGGCTAACAAATGCACCTAAAGGTTCAGGAGCAAATAAGTCAGACAATCAAAGTGTAGAATTAACTGATGAAGGCTGGATATACTTTTTATACGATCATGGTTCTAATCCTGTTGATAAATTTCAATGTATTACATACGATAGTTCGGGAAGTGTTATTGCTACTTTTGATATTGATAATAAAGTAACTCCATTAACGGATGTAAAGATGCTTAAAATTCCTTCAGCTCCTAACTCAATAAATAATATTGCTAATTCAGAATTTTCAGTTGGTACTCAGCCAGTAATTACAAATAGCGTAACGTCATATAAAATATTTTTATTAGATCCCCCAAGCGTAGTAAGTGAGGAAATTTACTTTAACGTAGATTCAGAATGTAGGTACGAAGTTAGAAGATTAGAATTTTTAAATGCATTGGGTGGCTTCGATTGTTTCAATTTTACGAAGGTTAGCAGAATTAGTGAAAAGGTAGAAAGGAAATTTTATAAGCAGAACCCAGATAATATGACAAGCGGAGTTATTACTTATGCTCAAAGTGATAAAGAAAAAACTCAATATTATACTAAGGGAACACCAAAAATGAAATTAACAAGTGATTGGGTAGATGCTGACACTTTTAATTGGTTAGTAGAATTAATAGAAAGTCCGGAGATTTATTTATACGAAAATGGGCAGAGAATAGCAGTACAGAATATCGAAGGTGATTGGGAACAGAAAGTTACGGTTGTCGATACAGTATTTAATTTAGAGATTAACTTAGAGTTTAGTGTTGATAATTATAGACAAAGATTTTGATTAAAGAGGAACTATATATTAGCTATATATCAAAACAGATATATATAACAGGAACTACTACAAGCGATACAACGGATAAGCTTATAGATAGTGGTGCTTTATTTATTACAGGAACAACACCAATAAGTGAGAATGATCTTGTATTTAATACTAATACTAATCTATCTGCTAAAGTTGTTAGCGTTGATAGTGATACACAATTAACATTAAGTGTGGATATATTTCCAACGGGTAGCTCACCGATTGGATATAAGATATATAAAAAGATTACAGAACGAGTTGAATTACTTAAAAGTTTAAGACCTAATATAACTTTTAATATTGCCGACATAGCGAAGCCAGATCAACGTAAAAGCGATTATTCTAAAACGATAACCCTACCCGGATCAAAGAAATTGAACCAAGTATTTGAAAACATATTTGAAGTCAATATTGACCTACAAACTTTCAATCCTAATTTAAAAACTGATGTACTTTATCTTGTTGATGGTGAAATTAACCTGGATGGCTATCTACAATTAAAGCAAGTTGATATTTTAGATAATGACGATGTAATATATAAATGTACTATAATAGGGAGTACTGCTAATTTTATTAAAGCTTTAGATGATAAAGAAATTGATGATATTTCGATGTTGTGGGGTAATTTAGATCATGATTATACTTTAGCAATACAACAAGCTTCATGGTCAGCAACTACGGGTTATGTATACCCGATGATTGATTACGGTTTTAGCAGTAATTTTTCTGGCATTCAATTCCATGTTAATCAATTATTTCCAGCAGTATATACAAAAGAATATATTGACAGAATATTTGCTGCTGCTGGTTTTACATATACTTCTAATTTCTTTAATGATGATCCATTTGAAAAGCTTATAATACCTTTTAATTCAAAAGAGTTTAATTTATCTAAAACTGCAATCGAGCAAAGGTTATTTACATCTAACACGATTGAATATGTTTCACCTGTTGGGACTACAAGCAAAGATATTAATCCAGCCACGACAAGTAATGTTTTACAATCTTCAGATTTTTCAGACGTAACGATGTCAGTTGAAACTGATCCTAATTTAGTATTTGATCCGGCAACAGGTATATATACTTGTAATGAAACAGGAACGTATGATTTTTATTTTGAAGTTGATCTTACGGGAACTTTCGAACCGTTACAATATGGCACAGGATTACCACCTACTGTTGATGTTGATTGCGTTTGTGCTATTGTAGGTAATATACTTATTAGACATACAGATTCTGGAGGTACAGCGATTGGTGGCATTCTTAATTCTGGAGTAGTAGGAGTAGAAAAATTTAACATAACCTATACAGATACAATTCCTTTTGGAACGCCATCTGTAACTACTTCAGGGGCTTCGTATTCAGATAATGATTATATAGAAACTACTGATAATTTTGGTTTATGGACTACAGGAGCAACAACACCTTATGGCAGATGTGATTATTCAACAACAGATCCACGAACAACATCATCGCAGCCAAATAGATACATTGTTCAAGTATCAAATTTATATGTTGAAGATACGGACAAAATAAAAATTGAACTTGTTGCTAATACATATACTATTCAAAATGAATTAAATGCTTTTTATTATAATGGTTCTTTTATATCATTTGCAACACAATTAAAATTTAAATGGGATTTAGCAGTTTATTCAAATGCAAATGAAGGCTTTGAAGGAAATATAAGTTTGAATATTTCAGGCGGTGTTTTTAGAAATAGAGTTGTAAATAAATCTTATGCTGAAGGAAATACAATAGATATGTTTGGTGCTATTCCTAAAAAGGTTAAGCAAAAAGACTTTTTTATGTCACTTGTAAAGATGTTTAATTTATATATAGAGCCTGATAAGTCAAATGAAAAGCATTTATTTATAGAGCCAAGAGATGACTTTTATAACAATACTATTAAAGATTGGTCACAGAAATTAGATGTAAGTAAACAGCTTGAATTTTTGCCGATGGGTGCTTTAGATAGTAAAGAATATTTATTCACTTACAAACAAGATAAAGACTATTATAACGAATTATACAATGATACTTGGGGTGAAATTTACGGGCAAAGAAAATATGAAATAGATAACGACTTTTTAAATAAAGAATATAAAACAGAAGTTATCTTTTCACCTACACCTTCAGTTGGTCAAAATTACCATGATAGGGTTATACCAGCGATTAAAAAATATGATACAAATAATGGTAATATAAGAACTGAAAGTAATATTCGAATCTTGTATTATGATGGTTTAAAAAACTGTTTATATAATTGGGAACACAGAAGCAGTTTGGTTGCCAATACTATAGAAAGTCAATATCCTTATGCTGGTCATTACTCTGATCCTTTTACACCTACAGTAGATATTAATTTTGGATTGACAAAAGAAATTTACTACGATGATACTTTCTACGATATTATCTGGAGTGATAATAATTTATATAATGCTTATTATAAAACATTTATAGAAGAAATTACAGACGTAAATTCAAAGATTGTTAAAGGTTGGTTTTATTTACGACCTTCAGATATTAGGAATTTATCTTTTAAAAATTATTACTTTTTTGATGGTGCATATTTTAGACTAAACAAAATAGAAAACTATAATCCGGATAATCCTGTAACAAAGTGCGAGTTTCTAAAAATTAAAGATGCTGATCCATTTACACCAAGCACAACAACGGCAACAGGTGGAAGCGATGAAAAAATGGGAAGTGAATTTGTACCATTATTAAAAAGAGGTGAACAGCGTTTAATTGATAGCAATTTTGTAAGTGATAGGAATATAGAAGTTAAAGGACAAAACAATTATATTGATCCATCATGCAGAAACGTTGATATTAATGGTGATAATAATTTTGTATTTGCTAACTCAGATAACGTATTAATTCAAGGTAATGGAAACTCAATAGAAGGCGCAAGTGATGTATCATTAATTAACACAAATGATATTCAAGTTGTAAATTCTGGAGTTACTTATATAAATGGTGAGATACGAGGTGCTGGTAGTATTGTCATTATTACATCATCAACAGCAGCGGATGAAAGTATAGTTACTTACGAGGCAGATACTTCAGGTGGTTCGATATTAGTAACACTACCATCCTCGCCAACCATTGGTAAAATATGGAATTTTAAAAAGACTGTAGCTGCTAATACTTTACAATTAAGAACTGCTGGTAGTGAAACAATAGATGGTGGTGCTACTCATAATTTAACAGGAATAAACGATTACGCTACCGTACAATATGACGGTACTAATTATATAATAATTTAAGATCATGGCAGAAAGAGTTGCGTTACGAATAGATGTTGAGGCTCAGAGTAGCATTAAAACATTAGGTGAAATTGAGGAAGAAATCAACAGGGTTAACCATTCTACATTAGAATTAACAGAGTCAAATATTAAATTAAAAAAAGAACTTTCAGAGTTAGAACTTCAATGGAAAGGAATGCCTAAAGCTATGCTTGGCATGTTTGGTGTTACAGAGGAAATACTTGAAGAGTTAAAAGAAAAAATAAAAGAGAATAATCTGGAATTATCAAAATTTAGATTTGAAAAACAACAATTAACTCAAACCAAAAAAGACGTAAAAACATTATCAGATGAATTTTTACATTCAACAGATTCTGTATTACAATTTGGTGCTTCTATAGGTGAAGCTACTGCGGGATTAATGTTGTTAACAGGTGCATCCGAGGAAAACACCCATAAAATAGAAAAAGCGATCGGTGTCATGTTTGCATTTGAGGGGGTTGCGGGAAGCATAAGACATGGCTTAAAATTATGGAATGAAGATTTAAAAGCAACTGCAATAGTTCAAAAGATCGTTACGGCTGGTCAATGGTTATGGACTACTGCTGTTGGGGCTACTTCAGGAGCATTAAAATTATTTAGGATTGCTTTAATGGCAACAGGAATCGGAGCTATTATTATTGGTGTTGTTGCTTTAGTGATGAACTTCGGAAAACTTGTTAAATGGGTTAAAAACATTACGGGTGGAATGGGTGCTTTTGGCAAGGGTGTTAAAAAGGTTATTGACATTGCTTTAGCACCTTTAATGTGGGTTATTGATGCGATAAAATGGGGACTTCAAGAATTAGGTATTTTAGAAAGTGAGGAAGAAAAAGCGAAGCGTGAACGTGCCGAAGCAGAAGCAAAAAGAACTAAAGCGAAATTAGAATCGATAGCAAACCAAATTAAAGAACTTGAAAGATTAGCAAAGCGTGAAAAGGAAATATCTGATTTAAGGATTAAAGGCTTAGAGAATGAAATTAAAATACAAAAATCATTAGGAAAAAAAACTATTGAACTTGAACGGCAAAAATTAAAAGTATTAGTCGAAAGTGCAAAAGAACAAGAAGAACTTACAAGGGAACGTATAAGACTTAAAAAATTAGAATTAAGTATTCTTCATGATGAAATGAACGCTAATTTTAGAATATTGCAAATGTCTCAAGAAGAGATGGATACGCTTTTAAAATCACAAGAAGATTCCTTAAAAAAATTAGATTTAGAGGTTAAAAAATCAACACAATCTATTGAGGATGCACAAACTAATTTATTAGTATTTGAAAATAAAATTGAAAAGGAAAGAGAAGAAAAAAGCAATAAAAGAAGCGAGAAAAAAAAGCAAGAGAGAGAGGAAAAATTAGAAAGAGATAAACAGGCATTGTTTGATCTGGAGGTTGCAAGAAAGGAAGCAGATGCAGAAGATATACTTGATGAAAAAAAGAAAGCAGAAGCATTAATTAATATTGAAAGATTCAAGCATGAAAAGGAATTAGAGAATAAAAAATTAACGGATGCTGAAAAGGAATTATTAGAATTTGAGTATCAACAAAGGATTGCAGATATTTCTCAGGAGTTTGTAGATGCAGAGTTCGAAAGGGAACAGGCAGAAGCAGAGAGATTGGCAGAGTTACAAGATGAAAAAATCGAGAATGAGAAAGAAGCGAGAGAGAAAAAATTAGAAGCAGATAAAGAAGCAGCAGAGAAAAAGCTTGAGTTTGAAAAACAAGTACAAGATGAATCTTTTAATTTAGCTCTGGGTGGAATAGATGCTTTAATGCAATTAAATGATGCTTTTCAAGGTCAGACAGAAGCACAACAAAAGAAAGCATTTGAAAGGAATAAAAAGTTACAGATTGCACAAGCTTTGATTTCAGCAAGTCAGGGGGTTGTTAATATATTAGCGAATGCATCTACTATACCTGATCCATTTGGAACGGTTTACAAGGTAGGTCAATTAGGAATTTTAGCGGCAGTAACAACGGCACAAATTGCGAAAATAAGTCAACAACAATTTTCTGGAGGTGGATCAGTCTCAGCACCTAATATTTCAGGGGGTGGAGGAATGGGAGCACCTAAAATAGCACCCGTAACAAATACATCTACTTTAGTTCCACAAGAACCACAACAAGTATATGTAACGGAAACCGATATAAGTAATACACAAAACAAAGTGGCTGTGATTGAAACACAGGCTACAATAAAATAAAAATTATGGAACTATTAGAATTAGTAATAAATGACGAAGATGAATCTGGAGTTGATTTCATCGCATTAGTAGATGCTCCGGCAGTTGAGAAGCTTTGGCTGGCTTTCAATAAACAAAAAGAAGTGGATTTTCAATTTAAAATTCAGGATGCAGACAAGAGAATTGTTTCCGGTTTTTTCATGATTGCTGACTTACCTATTGTAAGATCTAACGATATGAACGAGAAATTTTATGTAGTCTTTAAAAAAGATACTATTAATAAAATTGTAAATAAATTTTTTAAGCATGGTTATTCAAATAATATAAATATCATGCATAATAAAAATGATGAAGCGGAAGGGGTTTACGTTATTGAAAGTTTGATTATTGACAAGGAAAGAGGTATTAATACTCCACAGGGATTTGACGAAGTTCCGGATGGCTCATGGTGGGGATCAATGAGAGTTGAAAATGACGAATTGTGGGAACAAATTAAAGCCGGAGTTTTTAACGGTTTTAGCGTAGAGGGACTTTTTGGTCAAGATAACGGAAGGGAATTAAAAGAAAAAATTATTACAAGAATCAGGGATGTAATTAAAAATTATAAGAATAAATAAATATTTTTTTTAAAAAGTTATTTTTTTCACATATATATAGTAAAGACTTTAAAGTTATGAATGAAGCAAGACAATTATTTCAAGATATTAGAAATATTTTTAAAACTGAAGGTGTGGACGTTGAAGTCCCAACAGTAGAAAATAAAGAAGTAACAGAAAATCCGGAAACAGTAGTAACTGAGGAAAAGGAAACAGAAGTTACAGAAACCCCAAAAACAGAAAAATTTGAAGACGTTGTGCTTGAAGATGGTACGGTTGCTCAAATTGAGCCAGACGTTACTCTTGGTGCTGCAATGGTAGTAATGGTTGAGGATGAACTTCTACCAGCTCCAGACGGAGATTGGGCTTTAGCAGACGGAAGGGTTGTTACGACTGAGGGCGGTGTTATTGTGGCGATTACTGAGCCTGAATTAGAGGAGGATGAGGCGGTGCCATCTGAAGACGAGGAATTGAAAAATGAACCTTTAACAGAGAATCAAAAAAAGGAAGCAAAGAAAATTATTGAATCTATTGTTACTGAAAAGCATTTTGGCAAAGCAGAGGACATAGATGGGTTGAAAAAAGAAATTATTCAATTAAAAACTGCATTTACAAGCTTATTGGAATTGACCGAAAAATTAGTTAATCAACCAACAACAAATTCTGTTAAAAAACAAAAAAGTGGTTTCCAGAATTTAAAGAAAGATAAAAAAGCAGATATTATAGAAAGATTAAAAGCAAAAAATATTATTAACTAAATAAAAATTGAACTTATGAGTTTTAATGTAACAGGATTAACAGATTACGTAGACGAACAAGCAATGAAGCTTATCGTTGAAAGTGTTGCTGGTGGGCAATTATCAAAATACGCACAAATACAACCCGATGTAAAGGGACCGACAACCATTAACATTTTAGACACAGATGTCGAATTGCAAGACGATGGATGCTCGAGATCTGCAGACGGCACTACTACTTTATCACAAAGAACTATAACGCCAAATGCTTTGGCAGTTCACGAAGATTTATGCATGAGTGACCTTGCCGCAAAGTACACACAGACAATGCTTAAACAAGGAGTAACAAACGAAAAAGAGGAAATTCCTTTTGCTGAGTTGTATTTCGGTTTAAAGATTGCTAAAATTCAGAAACAAATTGAAATATTAGATTGGACGGGTACTGCTGGTGCTGGTTCTTATGCTGGTTTAATGGCACAACATACTGCTGTAGTAGATGTTGCTTCACCAACGGCTGGTATTCAAACTGCTTCAATCATTATTGAATCGTTATCGTTTTTAGCGCAATCAATGGATGAGGATATTGCAGATGCAGATGATATTAAAATATTCTTAGGAATGGATTTATTCCTTATGTATCAAAGAGCTATTGCTGATGGAAATTATTTTCATTATGTAGTTGACGGACAACCTGGAAACGAACTACCATTAGTAGGTTTTCCACAAGTTACAGTTGTTGGAACTGTAGGTCTATCAGGATTAAACAGCGCGGTTGTTGGTGATCCTGTTGCTTATTTAACAAGAGCTTCAAACATTGTTATTGGTGTTGATCTTCCAGACGAGGAAGCAAATGATTACAGAGCATGGTACGATCCAAACGACAGAATTTTTAAAACTACTTTTGCATTTAGACGTGGAATTAATTGGGCTTTTCCAGCGGAAGCGTGTAAATTAAAAATATCGTAAATAATAACTTTAGAGGGTATAATAGCCCTCTTTTTAAAACTATAAAAGCATGGCATGTGAATTAGCTACGGGTTTTGCAAGGGACTGCTCAGACAGTGTCGGTGGGATCGAAGAATTATACCTATTGTCGCGGGACACAATGACCGCTTATTCAATAGTGAATCATGAAGTAACTGCTATTACAGATGGCGGTGCAACATGGTACAAATATGAACTAAAAAAAGAAGTTGGAAGCGTTGTAGCAACTACTACGATTGATCCGGCAAACGGTACAAGATTTAGTGAGGGGGTAATTGCCTTTTCATTGAATAAGTTTAGTAATGCTAAAAGCAACGAACTTAGACTTATGGTTTTAGGTCGTTTGGCAGTTATTGTTAAGGACAACAATGGTGTGTATTGGGGCTTAGGCTTTCAATCATTTGCTGAAGGTCAATCTTTAGTAGCTAATACCGGTACTGCGTTTGGAGATCGTAACGGATATGACATAGAACTGATGGCAAAAGAGTCTGAAACTCCTTACCAAATTGATGCAACTGTCGTAGCTGGATTAACAATTAGCACTTAATTTCTACTTTATATTTTCTTTTATTGAGGGATGCTTTAAATAGTGTCCCTTTTTTTTTTAATAATTCAAATATTTCACATATATTAAACAAACCATAAAACGTAAAATTATGTTTAAAAAAGGCTTAAAAGGACAACAATGGTGTGGAAAAGGATTTAAAATAGTTATAAAAGACGAAAATAAAGGAATTTTAAAGAAATTAGGAGCAGACGTATTTGAACCAAAAAAGAAGAAAAAAAAGGAAAATGATAGTGCTGAATAAAAATGCAACGACAATTTTTGTAGCTACTCTTTGGGAAAAAACAACCCTTACGGGTACTTATTATTATCTCTTTCAATTTACATCAGCACAGACAAAGGTCGATTATTATACGGTTATTGCAGATATATCTACTAATATAGATCGTTATAATATGTTTTCTTTTATTGAGGGTGTGGATGATGCCATTAATGGAAAGTTGATTTTAGGAAAGGGAGGATATTATAGTTACAAAGCATTTGAGCAAGTATCAGCAACGAATTTAGATCCTACGGGATTAACGGAAGTTGAATCCGGAAAAATGAGATTGTTAGATGCAACGGAATTACCAGATTTTACTCAGCATTCAGTTTCACCAACAACAAACATAGTATATAACCCATCATGATATGAGTGTTAAATTAATTACATTAAATTTCAAAGGTTACGAATTGCCGATTTTCAAAGAATCCAGACGTGGCGATTGGTACGAATATGGAAGCGAAAGACCTTATAAAAATACGTATCCGGATTTCTTAACGAAGCTTTATAATGAATCGAGTAAACACGCAACGATAATCAATGCAAAGACTAATTTTATTGTGGGAAAGGGTTTTGCAATAAGCAGAGATGTTTCATTTAAGGAGAGGGCACAGATAGATGCTTTTTTAAGGACTACGAATGATATTGATAATATGACCGATTTATTGTATAAGATCGTAAAAGATAAAAAGGTTTACGGAGGATTTTGTATGCAAGTGATGATCGATGCGAATAAAAAAATTACTGCTTTAGAGCATATTAATTTCGGAAATGTCAGGAAAGCAATAGAGGACGAGGATAAATACTTTTATACAGATGATTGGAAAGCAAGGAGTCCAGAAAATAACGAGGATTTTACAGAGCTTAGATTATTTCCTTTTGATGATTCTATTAATACGACAACGAATTATATCATTTATTACAAAGAATATAGACCAGACTTACATATTTATCCTTTAGGGGATTACATTCCGGCAGTTCCGTATCTTGAAGCTGATGTAGAAATTGCAAATTTTACGCTTCAAAACATAAAAAATAATTTATCTGCTGGTTACATCATATCGTTTAACAACGGAGAACCAACAGAAGAGGAAATGCAGGTTATTGAAAGACGTTTCAAAGAATACGCTACGGGAAGTGATAATGCCGGAAAGCCTTTACTCAGCTTTACGGATCAAAATTCAGACCACCCGCAGATAATTCCAATACCAACGAATGGGCAAGATGATCGTTTCAATAGTTTAAATAAACAGATTAGAGAAGAAATTTATACTGCTCATGGAGTGACCTCACCAATGTTATTTGGGATAAAAGATAATACGGGACTTGGAAACAACGCAGATGAATTGAGAACGGCGGCGGAATTATATCAAAATTTATATATAGATCCGGAGCAAGATACGTTGAATGAGATTTTTAACGAATTAATTAATTTCAATGGATTGCCGAAAGTCTTAAAAATTGTTAAAATTGAACCGGTACAGAAAGCATTAAGTGAACAGACTATTGTTTCTGTAATGACTCAAGACGAGTTGCGCGAAAAGATAGGTTTAGCACCTTTAGAAGCAAGAGAGAGGGTTATGATGGATGACCAGACGGATGATTTTATTTTTGAAAAATTAAAAGATTCTGGATATAGAGAAAGCGAGTTGGAAATCATCCAGACTTTCAATGAACCAATTACTTGTATGAAGGATGCGGAGGAGTTGGAAAATAAATTTTTAAATAATTATTCTTTTGCTATTGGGATGGTTTTAACAGAATCTGAAAAAAAGGTATTAGAAATTTTAAAAGCAGATCCTAAAATGCCGGTTACTGAAATTGGTAAAGCTTTAAATATGGATGTTGAAAGTGTTAATAAAACGATTCAATCTTTACAGGATGTCGGAGCATTAACAAAAGATTTCATTCCAACGGATGAAGCCATAAGTTCAATACAGATTCCAGACGAAAAGATATTTGTGGTTTATAAATATGCTTTATCGCCCAGATTGAGAGGAGAACCAATTTTATTAGATACCTCACGTGGCTTCTGCCGACAAATGATAGGATTAGGAAGGTTATATACTTTAGATCAATTAAAAATGCTTCACAACGACTTTAATTGGAGCGGATGGGATATTTTTACAAAACGTGGCGGATGGTACACAATACCAAGGGAAAGAAATGCAAGAGGTGAGGTTATTAACCCAGAAGAGGAGGTTTTACACAGACCGTTTTGTCGCCACATTTGGCAACAACAAGTGGTCAGAATAAAAAGATAAAATTATGGCAGTATTATTTATTTCAGAAACATACGTTAAAAACAATACTCTAATTGACGAGAATGTCGATATGAGGTTAATATTACCGAGCATTAAAGACGCACAAGAATTGAGGATTCACCCGATACTTGGCACACCGCTTTATGATGATTTAAAAGCAAAGATAACTGCCGGAACATTAAATGCTGATGAGATTGATTTACTTGACGGTTATGTTGCACCAAGCATGCTTCAATGGACTATGTATGAGTGTTCAGCATCAATGTTATTTAAATATAGAAATAAATCGGTAGCAACGAAAAGCTCTGAAAATAGTCAACCTATAAGTTTTCAGGATCTTCAATTTTTAAGAGATGAATGGAAAAATAAGGCAGAGGAAAGGGATAAAAGACTAATTAATTATTTAATTGATAATAGGAGTTTATTTGCTGCTTATTCTGAGTCGAGCGATGATCTAAACCCAAGGGTAACTGCTTATCAAACTAATTTTTATTTAGGTGGAGCTAAAAGTACGATGTGCTGGAGAGATGAATATAATTATTATAAAGATTGTTAATAGATGATTTTAACGTATAATCAAATTATAAAGGAGTTTAATGATTTTGCTGATGCTCATAGACAGATTGAAAGCTTTGGAAACGGCAACCTGTGGGAAGCGGTTGAGCATAATCAATTAGCAGATTTTAATTACCCTTTGTTGTGGGTTGTGGATAGTCCGGCAACGTTAGGTGAAGGGGTTTTTACATGGAACTTTAGTATTTTAGCAATGTCAATAATTGAAAAGAACGAGAGTAATGAGAATGAAGTAAAAAGCGATATGGCTCAGGTATTAATGGATATGATTGCTTATTTTGAGCAGAGAACGGCAACAACTAACAATGTTGATTGGTTAAAAGTTAATATTCAGAAATCCGGAACAATGACAAGTTTTACAGAGAGGTTTGAAGATGATCTTACGGGGTGGAGTTGCGGAGTATCATTTACCATGCCTTTTAATTATGATAATTGTAATAACCCATTAACATAAAGATATGCCTACATTATATAATTTTGCAAAGAAAAAAGGAGTTTTTATGATACCTTCAGGAGGTACGAAAAGTCCTACACCTACACCACCTTCATTTTCTAATACCAAATCTTTAGCATTTGATGGTGTTGACGATTATATAGTATTGTCGTCAGATTTAAGTTATACAGATGAATTTACTATATCTACTTGGATAAATACGCCTACTATACCTACGTCTGTACAAGGTTATTATTTAGGTCATTCTACTAATGATAATTGGGTACAAATATATTTAACAACTTCAATTAGATTTAAAGTTGGTGGTACTACTTTAACATTCACAGAAAGTGGTGGCAATGATTTAGTAGCTGGCTCTTGGAATCATATTTTATTATATAGAAGTTCAAGTGGTGATATAGGTATTTATGTAAATGGTGCAACTTTTTCAAGTACCCAAAACAATACAAACGCATTGTTATTAGATAGGTTTGGAGTTGGAAAAGGACAAGAATACTCAGGCAATATAGACGAATTATCAACTTGGGATAGTGACCAAAGCTCAAACGCTTCAGCCATTTTCAATGGCGGTACACCTAACGATCTAACAAGTTTAAGTCCTATTACTTGGTATCGTATGGGTGATAATTCCACCTTTAAATCACCTCAAATATTAATGCCTGAAAATACTAATAAAGATAAGGTTAGTAATTGGTCTTTAGATTTTGATGGTGTTGACGATTATATTAGTTTGTCATCTGGCATTTTAACAGATTTTAGTTTAAGTTTTTGGTATAAAGGAAATCCTGATAGTTATGATACAGTAGTTGGAAAAACTGCTATTGATGGCGGAATATTAACATCTATTACTTTTGTTTCAGACCTTTTATCTTTTAAAAATAGACCAGGTAGTTGGACTGCTTTAACTACAACAACAACATCAACAACAGAATGGAGGCAGTATTCTATTACTTATGATAGTACCGCTAATGAATTAAAAGGCTATTGTAATGGAGCTTTAGAAGTTACAACAACACCTATTTTTTCAGGTGCTTCAGGCAGCGAACATTCTTTTGATAAAATAGGTTCTTATTTTAACAATTACTATTTAAGTGGCAATTTATCTAACCTTGCGCTATGGAATACTGCTTTAACTTCAGGAAACGTAACTACAATTTATAATTCAGGCACTCCAAACGACATCACTTCATTGAATCCTGTTGCCTATTGGAAGTTAGGCGAAGAAGCTACATTTAGCACTAATTGGACTGTACCAGATCAAGTAGGAAGTAACGATGGGACTTCGGCAAACATGACCGTTGAAGATAGAGTAGGAGATGCACCTAATAGTGATAATAACTCAGTTTCTTACAATATGACAGAAAGTGATATTGAAACAGATACACCTTAATTAAAAAAATATATAAAATGAAATTAAATAAAAAAACATACGCAGTAATTAATTTAACAGATGTTGGATTAATAGACTTTAATCAAATTGGTGAAACTTCAGCAAGTACGATCAGAAAGTCTTTAGATGATACTCAATTTGTAATTAAGTGGCAAGACGGATATACTCCGACATTTATAACGGATAGCAGCGTTGTTCCTGTTGGTTTATATAATCATTCTGAAATACTTGAATTAATGGCATCGCCTGAATGGTCAGAGCCAATCCCTGTTGAATAAATGTTTTTAGAAATAGGACATACAGCAAACGATCTGCATTTTACGTTAAAAGATGTTGGTTATATTATGGGTATATTGATTTCATTTGGTACGGCTTGGTTTAAATTAAAAATCGAAAATGCAAAGCAAAATGAAAAAATTTCTAATTTGACTGAGAAAGCAAATAGCTATTATAAAGAATGTAAAGATGAATTTGTAAATGCTAAAAATGGTAGAATAGCAATTAGACGTGATTTTGATGCTAACATTATTTCTAATAACTTAGCCTTTACAAGTAGATTAGACAAGATTGATAAAGATGTTAAGCACCTTAATTTAACAATTAATAAAGTAAACGTAAATCTAACTGAGGTTAAAGCTAAGTTGGATATAATGATAAATAAATAGAAATTATGGGAAAATTATTTGATTTTTTTGGAGGTCGTAAAACGACTTTTGCATTATTATTATTTGTAGCAGTTACAAGTTTTTTATTTCTGAATAAGTGTGATTTTAATGGATGGTCTAATTTCATTATTTGGGTATTTGGAACTTATGCGGTAGGTAATTCTTTAGAACATATAGGAAACGGCTTAAAAAAGAAATGAGATTAGATTATAATTATATTGAGGATGTTTATATTAAAAAGGGATATGCTTTTTTTGATGGGGATAAGCCATATAACTTAAACATCTTTGGCATACGTTGTGCTACTGATACTAATTTTTTTGACGATTTAATTTGCGTTGCTTATAGAGATCAGAATTTAGAAAGCATTGTTGAGATATTTCAGGGTACTACTGACCCGGGAAAACATTGGCTTAAACATCCGATGAATACGAAAGGTACTGCTATTTTAGTGGAGGGGCAATATAAGAGTGTTTATAAAATAGATAAGCATAGAGGAAAATATGACGCACTTTGTCAAAGATTAGGAAAGGTAACAGTCTTTAGAGATAATGACAAAGATTCTAAACATGATTTGGATCCGGAAACTGAGCAAAGTGGATATTATGGCATTAACATACATAAATCGAATCCATATATAAAATATGTTGATAGGTACAGTGCCGGATGTCAGGTATTTAGATTGGATAGTCATTTTAATAGATTAATGTTTTTAACTTTTAAATCGGCAGAAATTTATGGTAACTCGTTTACATATAGTTTATTTAATAAATCTGATTTTTCTTTGTAGCTGTTCACCTCAAAAAAGACTAAACAGATTAATTAAAAAACATCCAGAATTAACGGAAGTGTCATTTGACACAATCCGGATAAATGACACTATTTATATTCAGAATTATACTCATGATACGATAAATGAGATCCGATACCATGATACGACAATAATTGTCAATAATGAAAATACTTTTGCTCGTTATTATTATGATACTCTCAGGCAAGAGATCTATCATGAAATAGAATGTAAAGGAGATACAGTTTACTATTATAAAGAAATCCCGTTTAAAGTGGAAAAGGTCGTTTTTAAGGAACTTTCATGGTGGGATAAGTATAAGACTATCATTTACATTATTTTAAGCGTTCTAATCGCTTTATTTTTACTCAAAAGATTCAAAGATTATCTTCCAATTTAATTTCCAAGTACTACTCAAGTAATGCTTAAGCATGGTCAAGCATTAAGAAAAGAGAAGAATAAGAAAAGAAAAGAATATACATCATAAAGTTGATAAAAAGTTTAATTAAATCTCTTTTTTAATTATATTTTTCTTATATTTGGTACGAACAAAACAAACAATTATTAACTAAACTTACAACTATGATTATAAATAACCCATTTAAGAACATAATAGCAATAAACTCTAAAAAATTAGAAAATGTATTGCCAAAGTTTAACGGAGAAAACAAACAAATGAATGGTATTGAAATAGACCTTATTCATCCATTTGCACAGGTTTCTATTGGAAAACTATGTATTTCACAATTAAACATAAATTTTGATATAAATAATTATATTGATAATGTTAGTATTGTGGCATTTTATGAAAAGAATAACGAACTTTTTGATTTAGATATAGATAGTATAAATTACTTAGAATCCTATTTAACTAAACATTACTCAGCATAAAATATTTTAACTAACAAGGGTGTATAATAGCACCCTTTTTTAATACCTAAATTATGAATGGAAATAAATTGATTTCAACTAAGATTGAAATGACGGTACATCAAATGAGGTGCTTAAAAGCTAATAAAAAAATCAATGGGCTAATTATCACTTGGCAAATGAAAGAGGCGATTGACCTTTATATCAAAACAAAAGGATTAGATAGACTGATCCAGAAATAAAAAACAAACAAACAAATGAAATATTTATGCACTTACATGGAGGATAAACAAACTGCTTTATTCGAAGAAACAAATACCTTTTTTGCATTCAGTCAGAAGCAATTTAATGAGGGTAAAAAAGAAGGGATCACTTATATTAACATGGGAGCTGGAATGCTTACAGATAAAAGGTATGTCAAAAAGCTAACTGAAGGATTAGAAAAAATTTACAAAGATTCTATTCAGGAAGATATTAAAGAAAATGGAATTGATGCAATAATTAAAAGAGAATTAGCAAACCATGAAGCATGGTACACAATGGACATACAAGATACTTGTGATAAATTAGAAGATTATCCAATAACAAAGAAACAGATAAAAGAAATCTTCATTAAAACTGATTATGATTATACTTTTTAATTATGAGAGCAAAAGATTTAGAATTATACGAACAAGATCAGTTAAATGATCTAATTAATAAAAAACCTAAAAAAACAAACAAGATGGTTAAATTAAAAACAATCAATATTAAAGGAAAAAATTACGTTACTGTAAATGAACGTATTAAATATTTTAGAGAACATTTTACAGGCTATTCTCTAACATCAGAAATTACTCACATAAATGAATCTGGAGTAATTATAAAAGCAGAACTTAGAGATCCGGAAGGAAATGTATTAGCAACAGGAATAGGACATGAAAAACAAGGGAGTTCTTTTATCAATAAGACTTCATTTATTGAGAATTGCGAAACATCAGCTTGGGGCAGATGCTTGGGAAATTTTGGAATTGGAATAGATGAATCTGTTGCAAGTGCTGATGAGGTTGCTAATGCTATAAAAAATCAATCATGATCGGGGGGTTTGAAGATCAAACTCAGCCTTTAACAGATTACGAAAGAGAGGTATTACTCCCGATTATTATATTAGGATTAAAAACAAAGATAGGTGAAGATAATGCGATTACTTCAAAAGTAATTGAGAGGAAATTAAAGGAAAAAGGCTATAATATTTCCGGTGCAAGACTAAGAAAAATCATAAATCATATTAGAATTAACGGTTTAATACATTGTTTAATGGCTTCGAGCAAAGGTTATTGGATTGAAAATGATAAAGAGAAAGTAAAGACCTACATTAATTCTTTAGAACAGAGGGCAGATGCTATCCAGAATGTTGCGAATAGTTTAAAAGCCCAATTATTTTTATAATTTAAACAAAACAAATGGCAAAAGAAAGATATAAATATAAAATCGAATACATAGAAAAACGTATTAAGGAAATCGATTCAGAACATGACAAAGAAGATCCCCATTACTATATAAAGACAAGTTCCATGTATAGAGTAATGATCGAGGATTTAATTGAAATATATAACGATTGTAAAAAAGAATAAAATGACTGAAAAAAAAATAGTAGATCAGCTTTTAAGACTTTGTGAAAAGCAATACAGAAAAGGATTTCAACAGGGTGCGGGATATATAAATGATAAAATTATAACTATTGCTGATGCAGATGGATTTAGAGGGGATGGGATAAAAGAATCTTATTCAAATTATTATTCTCCTTTAACACCTAAAAAAGAAAGAAAAAATAATAAGTGGTATTTTATAGATCAATTAATTGCAGAATGTCAAATGAAAAATATGGATGAATTACAAGATATTTTAAGGAATCATCAAAAAAAACAAATCTAAAAAACAAACAAAATGGAAAAGCAGACATTATATAAAATTGAAGAAAGCTATTTAGAGCTAATTAGACAAGTTCAAGAGGCAGAGGGTGAAATAACAGAAGAGATAAGTGAGCAGTTAACAATTAACAAAACTCAGCTACAATCGAAATCGATAGCTTATTTGTCAGTAATTAAAGAGCGAGAAGCATTTATAACTCAGATTGATGAAGAAATAAAACGCCTTACAGCAATTAAACGACAAAATAATTACCTTATAACATCATTAAAAAATAAGCTATTACGTGCGGTTAAATTGTTTGGTTCTTTTGAGGTTGGTTTCACAAAGTTCGGTATTCGTAAAAGCGAATCTGTAATTATTGAAGATGTCAATGAGTTACCAAATGAATTTAAAGTAAAAAAATTAAGCATTCAAGCAGATAAAATGGCTATTAAAAAAGCATTAAAAAATGGTCAAGAAATCAAAGGATGCTCAATACAAGAAAATCAGAATTTAAAGATTAATTAAAAAAACAAATAAACATGAAAACAATAAACACAAAGAATCATTTTATCAAAATTGGCAAAATTGAAGTAGTTAAACTTAACAAAGTTGAATTTATAAAAGGTAACAGAGATATAATAGATAGACATATAAATAAATTCTCTAACCTTATTTCAAATTATGGCTTTTTAGTAGTTCCGACTGCAATAAAAAAAGGCAATAAATATTTAATTCTGGAGGGGCAACATAGAAAGAATGCTTTAGATCTATTAGGAGTAACAGAAATACCTCTTTACATCGTTGATTGGATTGATCCGGATAACTTTGAGGAAATACAAAATACGATGATTAATATTAATGCTCATAACATGAAATGGAGGTTATACGATTACATAACTTCGTATGCTGAGAATATTTCAAAAGAAAATAACAGAGAATATATTAAACTAAAGGAAAAGATCCTAAAAAATAGAAAGCATTTATCTGATGGCGTGATAACTTCGATTTATGACGGTGTTATAAGAACACATAATCAAATTAAAAAAGGAAACTTAAGTTTTGTAAATGAAAAATTTTCTGACGTTATGTTAAGGGAATTTAAAAAGCTTGTTAAGAAATATGGCAAGAAAAAATTTAATGCTAATTTTCAGAAACATTTAGCAGTACACATTCTTAGAAACGAGGATTCTAATTATTTATTGGATGAAAGTATTAAAGCTATTGAATATCATTTTACAATACACTCAAATGAACCGTTGCCGGATGGAGACGATATTTTCTCTTTCTGGTTTGATAAAATAATATTAAAAAAAGAAGTTGAATTAATAAAATAAAATAAAAATGGAAGCAATACATAACAATTACGAAGTAAAATATAATGAATTAATAGCAATATTAAAAGATGTAAAGAATGCCATGCCAGTAGAATATAGTGTAGATGTGTCTTTTATTTTTCTTAAATTTTTAGAAAAAAAATATACGAAATTTGACATTAAAGAATTTACAAATAATTTAAAATAAATATATAAAATAAATAAAAATGGAAATTAAAAACGTAGAAATATTAAGAATAGGTGAAATTGAAAGCTTTGAAAGTGGCTTTAAAAAAGTTGAATGGGTTGTTAAAACAAGTGAGCAATATCCACAAACTTTAAAATTACAATCCAATAAAGATAAAGCAGAGGATTTAATTAAATATAATAAAGTTGGCGATAAAGTTGACGTTAGTATTAATTTGCTTGGTCGAGAATGGACTAATAAAAAAGGTCAAATTTTCGTATTTAATACACTTGAAGCATGGAAGGTGTTTAAAGTTAAAAACGAAGATGAACAAGAAAATAAATTGGATGAACCTGTTAGTGATATAGATACTAATGAGGATCTACCGTTCTGAAATATATTATTAAAAAAAGGTTGGTATGTCGTTAAATTATAAACTTTGTGAAATTATACAAGAACAATTAATCTTGGGTTATACAATTCCGGAATTAGCTAAAATGTGGGATATAAAACCTACAACATTGAGTAATAAATTTTTTCTGGTGAAAAGTCAAAAGAAACATATACCTAAAGTTATAAACGTAGAAATGAGTGGAAAACAAAGACCGTATTATGAGAATGAAGATAATTACGGAAAACTACCAACCTATACTTTTGCTGAATTATCTAAAAAGGAAAAGGAAATTTTTTTAAATTTAAACAAACAACAAACAAATGAAACTAAATGAGTACAGAGCTACCATGGTATAAATTTTACCCAACAGAATGGCTTTTTGGTCGTATTAGCCACGAATCAAACGACTTACAAATATCTTTTTTAAAAACTTGTTGCTTTTATTGGCAGAGGGATTGCGATCTGGATCTGGATTATCTTTTATTGTATATCAATAAAGAGGTTATTCATGAATTGCATAAAAAGAATTACATTATTTATAACAAGAAATCTAATAGGATTAAAATTAAATTTCTGGATAAGCAGAGCAAGGAAAGAACGGAAAAGAAATCTAAACGAGTTGAATCAGGAAGGAAAGGCGGGTTAAAGTCTGCTTCAATGAGAAAGAGAAAAACTTATGAGGATTACGTACAAGAAGCAATGAAACATGATGATCCAGCTCAATGTTTGAGCAGGGAAGTTGCAGAGATATTAATTAAAGGAAAGATTAAGAGAGGAGAGATAACGGTATGAGCATTTTAAATGAAAGGCATGGAGAGGAAAGTTTATACGATTATCATGCCGGAAAGATTAAAAAAGGGCTTGACATTGGACTTCCTGAGTTTGATAAATATCTGAGGTTCAAACAATCACAATTTGTAATGATAAACGGGCTTGACAATGTAGGTAAGACGTTATTTATAATCTGGTATTTTCTTTGCTTATCATTGAAATACGATTTAAAATGGTGTATATGGTCGGGTGAAAATGAAACGTGGCAAATTAAAAGGGATTTGATGGCTATGATTGAGGGAAAGAAATTTACTGAAATAGATCTAAAAAAGATTACAATATTAATGGATCATATTGATAGGCATTTTAAATTTATTGATAATAAGAATTTATACAGCCATAAAGATATATTAAAGCTTTTTAAATCTCAGGATGTAAATGGGTGTTTGATAGATCCGTTTACGGGTTTGAATCACGATAGGCGAATAAATCAGTTTGAAAGGAATTACCAATTTTGTAACGATGTAAGGGAGTTTACAAATAAGACAGGAAAAACGGTATATGTTAATACACATCCCCAAACAGAAGCCTCCAGACGAGTATATTCACAGGAGCATAATTTAAGAGGATACATCCAACCACCTAAAAAGAGTGATACAGAGGGCGGTCAAAGTTTTGCTAACCGTTGTGATGATTTTCTAACAATACACCGTATGACTAACCATCCGGAATTATGGATGCTTACGGAAGTTCATATAAGGAAAGTAAAAGATAAGGAAACGGGCGGTAATATTACGTTTTTAGATGATCCTTTGAGTTTAAATTACAATTCCGGATTAGGTTTTACGTTAGGTGGAAACAATCCATTAAAACAGATAAAATGATTGAACCAAACTTACAAATTATAGAAGTAAAGAATAATATTACAAAGCTGATTTATTCAATTAAATTAAGGTATCAGCAGAAGGATGGAAGCTATGATATTCCGGATAAACATTTAAAAACTGTAAAAGATTTAAAAGAAACCATAGAATTAATCAATTTTTTATACGATTTTATAATGCAACAAAGTAAAGATATAAGCAAAGAGAGAAGTCAGAATTTTAAAAATTTCAGACAGATTGCTGATCTTAAAAAAGAAATGGATTCATTAAAAAAACAAATTGAATTTTGACAGCAATAATTATTATAACAATGATCGGACTTTTATCAATGAGTATATATTATTTATTTTATGAAAACAGTAAATAGTTTATCAGGCGGTAAAACATCAAGTTATATAGCTGCTAACTATCCAGCAGATTACAATGTATTTGCACTTGTAAGAACTGATGATAAAAACTGCATTTATCCTGATGCTAAAGTTAGGCAGATTGTTAGTGATAAGATTGGTAAAGAGTTTATTGGTACTTTAGAAGATGATATTATTATTGATACGA